TGGCGGACTTCTGCCATACCGTTCGGACATTTTTAAACGCTGCAGTGGATACACCAAATGAAGCATTCATTGTTTCAAAGGTTGAGCCTGAGTAATAAGTATGCCACACTACTCCAATTTTAGCTCTCATAATCTCTTGCGCTGCTTCAACGGGTACTGCATATACTATAGTATTTGGGTGGAAGGTTACATACTTCTTCCCATCAATTGTTGCTTTCTTTAAGTCTTGTTTTGTGAACATAATGTCACCTTGGTAGACTCCTTTCTTTATACCAAGTTTACTTAATTCTTGAAATGCTACTGTAAGCTTCTTTGATAAATCACCAGATGTATCAGCTTTTACATCCTTTACTGATTTATATACTTTAGGATTCTTATTAAATATTCCTTTCTTTGCTACAAAGAACTTACCGTCAGATGGATCAATACCAGCAAATACTGCTGGTGCGCCATCCCATTTAACTGTGACTTGTTTAGTGTCATTTGTATGACCAGCCAACATGTCTCTTAAATCTCTTAATGCAAAGATAGCTGATCGTGCTCCAGCTACACCACCGTCAATCACCATGTCCTCAATATGAGTCATGTGAGTATTCTTTGCTTCTGCTATGTGTTGCTTTAGATTCATAGTATTCCTTTATATAAAACTTTTAACATCATAAATTTACCTAATCTACCCTGGCCAGTTACTCCCTTTTCAGCACGAACACCCGAGTCAGATCTACAAACCATATCTAATGTCATTTTACCTTCAGGTAAATATACGTCAATCATCCATGCTTGGACTGAATTTTTATCTAAATAAGCTTTATGATCTGTGATTGTTTTGTATACAGGAGCTAAATCATCTCCTTTACGAGTTGCGGTTGTGCCAACAGCTTTGACTAATATTAGTGGTACTTTCTCACCTTTCTTTTCTAAATTAAAGTCTTCACCTAACCATTGAATAAAATCAGCGGTAGACATTTTATTAATTTCTTTACATAACTGTTGTCTACAAACTTTAGTCTGTTCATGATATAATACATCTGCTGCTTTTTGATCTAAAAGGAACATCTCTATATATTTACGGACAACTTCTGGTTTAACCTTCTTGTCCATATAATTTGTTTTTGTTGCTATATCAGTTACACCAGGAACTTGCGAATATACTCTATCCCATAAAGTATTTTGCAATTCAGTAGTATCCCAACCACGTTTTTTGTATTGTGTTCCTACATAAGTATTTAACAATGGCTCTCTCGATTTAGCAGATCCAGCTTTAAGTGATACTCCAATAACTGATTTATCACGAAAGAATACAAATATATCACCTGCATGATTCTTTGGTATTCCTCTTGGTTTTGCACGGTATCCCCACACAACATGACTAATAGGTTTTGTATCGTGTAACTCATACAAATAATTAGTAATTCCTATGGCATTTTCTATTTTATCTTTAGAAAATCTTTCTTCCATACTAGGTATTTTTTCTATAACGAGTTTTGCCGCTTCTTTATCAGCTGGCATAAATGATTTTCTGTCTCTATCTAAATTTAGTTTATATACAAACTTTTTAAAAGCTTCTACACTTACAGGTTTTGATTTGTTATTAAAAGCAAGAGCAGGAAATAATTCTGTAATAGATGCATTTAGTGTTGTATCAGTACGAGCTTCTGTGATATACTCTTCTACCCAACCTGAATCATCTTCTTGTGGTCTAGTAGGAGTTTTCTCTTCGTATCTTGTCTTACGATCAAGTACTCTTGCAAACTCACGATGGTTTAAACCAAAATGATCTGCAGCAATAGCCTGAATCTTTTGTTTGCTCAAGCCTCTTGAGATTACATCAGGATCTTTTCTTAATGCTTTCATCATAAGCAAAGCACCTTTATACTTGTCTTGATGTGCAACTCTGTATATCATACGCTTCACCTTCTTCGGAAGAAGATCGACTAAACGCATTTGTGTTGATTCTGTTACTTGCTCTTTAAAATTTAACATTAATTATCTACCTTTGCTCCAGCTCTCCATTGATAACACGACCAATATCCTGCTTTAGTTTTATCTTTTTTCTGATCACAATTATGTCTTGCACGAAATGATTTACGTCTTGCAGGATCATCTCTCTTAATTTCCATATTAGGATCACCGAATGTAACCTTTACAACATTACCTTTATCATTCTTTACATATACATGAAATTTATGCTTACTTCCTTTAGGTGAACGTGTAGGATTATTTAATGTAACTGTTTTGCCTTGATACTCTGCTTCGCTTATTACCTCATCTTGGTATTGTTGCTCACATATATGGTCAATTGCTTCTACTTGTTTATAGGTTTTCATTTATCCTCCGAACTCGTGTCCTGCAACCCTTCTCATTTGCTTTTTAAACTCAGCAAAATCTGGCTTAGACTTGTATAGTTTAATGGAGATCTCATTACGGTCTTTACCTTTAATTCTCCAATTATATCCTTTTTCTTTATGCTCAGGCTTTGTGGTCTTTACGACTCTTCTCTTATAACCATCTTCCCATGGTTCACTTTTACTGCCTGGACCTTCTAAAATCTGTTTTAATGTTTTCATATTAGTTATTCTTTATCCAAGTTTTAGCTGCTCTGTTTGTTGGTAATTTCTTAGACCATTTAGCAATTTGATTATATACACCACGAATTATTGTTGGTGTTTTTTCTCTTACTGTGTTATCTATCTCGAAAAACATTCTGCCAAATGCCCTTTTTAATTTAGGTAAACTCTTATCTAATTCTTGGAATTTTTGGGTAACAAGCTCTGGTCCAATTGATCTATCTCCTGCTTCGCCACGTTTTCTATCTGATTCAATTGAATCTTCTAAAGGAATACTAACATACACCATGGCTGTTTCATAACCAAGTGCTTCTAATGTTTTCTTTTGTTTTTCTACTTTAGAAGCGTTTGCTCCTGTACCGTCAATAACAAGACCTAATCTGCCGATCATGGCATGTCTTTGTTTAGCTGCTGTGTGTCTTTTTGCTACTGTACGTATTACACCACGTTCAAACTCTTTTGAAGGATCAAGGATAACTGCACCTTTATCATCAGTTAATCCTGCTTCCTTCATGTAACGTTCGAATTCCATGTCTGAATTGATTACCTTGTAACCAAGTTGGGGACCTAAAGACATCCAATCAGAGACAAAGCTTTTGCCTGCGCCTGGAGCACCTGCCATAAAAACTGCCTTGAATATTGAAGGATCGTGACGACCTTCGGATAGATAACCTTTAAGTGACTGCATTAAAACCCTTATATAAATTCGATATAAAGGTATTTATAATAATTACAAATTCTTTATAATTTTATTTAAATTCTTAATTTTGCTGTACTTTTTAAGCTTTTTTAGCTTTGGTTCTACATTCTTTGTGATATTTTCTGTTGAAACATAGCCATAATAATCAAGTACGAGTATCATGGCCATTATATCACCGAGTTCCTGTTCTAATTCAGCCACATTATCTTCATCATATGGGCCAAATCTAATTAATTTTGAGTTAGCTTGTATTACTTCTGCGCATTCTTCTGAGAGAATGGTCAGTGTTTCTTTTACGTTCATTACTTTTCACCTAGTACATAGTCCTGCTTTTCCATCGCATCATCTAATATACTTTTTAAAATATCACCTGCAGCTTGAGTAAACTCAGGTTCCCCATGTGGATCATCCATACTTGGATATTCTACCACTTCGTAATCAAAATTTATAGATTGAGTATCCATATTTAATGATACTTTCATATATCTGTAAATTACATCATGGTATTTTCCACCATCTAATCGTACATACCAATGTTCATTATCTAAATCATTCTTATCTACGAATGTCCATTTTTTGAATGGTGCTTCTTTATTCATTTGTCTTTACCAAAGGTAGTTGATGTGTAGTGTCATGATAATTTCCATCATGACCGAATCTTCGTGTAACTGTTTCTTTAGTTAACATGCCATCTAAATTAATTTTATATGTTGTTAGTTCTTGATATAAAACACCTTCAGTGCTTGATTTCTCTGTTAAGTATTTTTCAAATGCTGATTTTAATGGTCCGTCTTTCATTCTACATGCCTCAATATCTTTTCACTGTATACATGTAATACACCACGATCGTCTTCTACAACTAATCGTACTGCACCACTAAGTTTTTCAAATACTGAAACTACGTGACCTACAAATGTATAATCACCACCTACTTTTTCTACTAAATCGCCTACTTTAAACATTATTGCTTCTTAATAAAGTCAACTTCATACATGATACCGTCATATGCAAAGCTGATAGTTGAATGAGAGTATTCATTGACTGTGGTAGACTTCTTACGTGTCTCAGTCTTACATACCATTGCTGTTGTGGTGCTATTCTTCTCGGCCTCATTTGCACCAATAGCTGCACCAATTACTGCGCCAGGAACTTTACCGCTGTCTTCATCAATTACATCACCGACAACTGCTCCAAAGATTGCTCCCCAAAATGCATTATTAATTAAGTCATCTTGGTTTGTTACTCTTTGTTGTTCACATACTTCAATTGTATATGGTTCTAAATAAACAACCTCATGATAATGATCTTTTATATCAAAATGTTTAGTTGCTGCCATTGCAGATGCGGCAAAAACCATACCAAATATTAAACCTATTATTTTATGTTTTCTCATGTTCTCCTTCAATTTTGTATGGGATAGTATCTAATGGATCTACAACATTCGGTGTTGGTATGCTTTGTTTATTATCTAAATTTTTATAGATACCAACCTTTGAATTTCTTTCCCAGCATTCAATAATATCATCACGAATATATTCTAATGGAGTTCCATGAGGATATTCGTGTCTCCAATTGTGTGCCATGTTCATGGCGTTTTCACGGATAGTTTGAATTCTACGCTTCTCGTAGTATTCCTTTCTTCTAAATTCTATTCGATCCATGAACTTCTTCGAATAGCCTTGATTAAATAAAGTCTTAAGCATTTTGACACCTCTTACTGTTTGGATGACGTTTACATCTGAATGTCCCATGACTCATATTCTTTTTAGATACACGATTTTTATTTGCATCTCTTCGTACTTTCACATACGGATTCATTGTCTTGCTCATTCTTCCTCCACGTCGATTAAATACATTACTTCAGCTTCTCTAAATAAAGCCTCAGCAGCCTTTGTTGATTTATCCCAATCGGAATTATATATTCTAGGTCTCGTAGCAACAACCTTTTTTATACCAACTTGAATAATACCTTTCGCACATTCACTACAAATAGGTAAACCATACACGTATAATGTAGAATCCTTTAAAGAAACTCCATTAAAACTAGCATTATATATAGCATTCATCTCTGCATGTACAACTAATTCATACTTTCTTTCACGATTATTTAGTCTATCATCAGTATCATTAATGCCTCGTGGAAACCCATTATAACCTTGTGATAATAATTGGCCTTTTTCACCTATAACAACTGCACCAACTTGTGTGCTTGGGTCCTTAGACCATGTAGATATTTCTTTGGCTAGGCTGGTATATTTCCTTCCCCATCCTTGGCCTGTTAATAAAGTACTCATACGTCAAAATCCTCAAATTGATTTACTTTTTTAGGTGGCTCATCCCTTACATTCAGAGTTTGTGCTGTATCTTCTACATCGTACAGTCTCATCTTGGCTCTGTCAATTCCAAGTACAAACTTCTTGTTTCCACCTGTAGGATCATTATACCTATTCTTTAATTGTTTAACCATTATTTGGTTAAGGTTTTCTAACTCTTCTGTAGATATAAGTGCAAACATAAGATCTGCCGTAGCAGGCAAACCAAATGATTCACTTGTATCTTCTAGTCCTACATCAGATGATGCAAAACCTGAACGAGTAGTTTGTGTGGCCGTAACAATAGGTAAGTTATACTCTACTGCTAAGCCACGCAATTCTTCTGCAATTGCTTTGACCATAATATATGAGTTAATTGCACCACCCATAGATTTCATTCTTGATGAGGCACATATATTTAGATAGTCTATACAAATAAGATCAGGTGTGAAGTCACGTTTGATCTTTAATTCTTTTAGTAATGCCCTAAAGTGAATAGAACTTGCAGCTCCTGTAGGATATTCTTTCACAATAAGTTTACCAACACCTTTGTCAGTAAGCTTATGCATCTTCTTATCAAACATATCTTTCGATAGATTCTCTAACTGGTCAATAGGCACATTCATAAGGTTAGCATCAATACGTTCTGCTATCCTTTCTTCTGCCATCTCCATAGTTATATATAACACATTTTTCATTTGTGTTAGGGCACCAGCTGCAACATGACACATGAATAAAGACTTACCTACACCTGTACCAGCCAAAGCAACATTAAGAGATTTCTTGACGAGACCACCTTTAGTGATTGTGTTAAACTTTTCTAAGTCAAATGGTAGGTGTTCTTCTTGCCTATGATAGAAATCATAACGACCATCAGAGTCATCAACATAATCATGTCCAACCCTCATGTCAAAGTTAACACCTAAAGCTTCTGCTAATACGGTAGGCAATGCATTCTTATCTAATGTATCATGCTTACCTTCAATAATATTAATAGAATCCATGATTGCCAAATAGATTGCTCGGTCTTGACACCACTTCTCAGTCTTTTCAACTAACCATTCTTGAGTGTGTTCTGCATCTTGCTTACTCAATTCAGGTATAAGTGCAAGAGAATCTGATGTGATCTTAGGATTATTCTTTAACTCAATAGTTAAAGCATCAGCACTTGGCAACTTATTAAACTTATTGACAAACCCAACAATCTCATTAAATACTGATCTGTGTGGATCTTCAAAGTATATAGTTTTCAAATGAGGAATAACCGTTCTGGTATAATCCTCATTGAGCATTAAGTTTCGTAAGATTAATGTTTCTATCTGCATTAAATATCCATATCTTCAGGGTTATCTTGTTTAATCATATCAGCATGACCGACTTCATATTTGTTCTTAATATAATCTTCGAAATCTGTCTTTGCAAAAATATCTGTCCAAAAATCTTTTTCCAATGTTTGGGCAAGTCTAACCTTTTTATCTTCTACTTCTCCAGTAGATCGGTCAACCTTTGAGTACCAACCATTTTGAGGTTTAACTACATATCCACCTTCTATTGCTACTTCTAATAATCCAGAATATGTTTCAATACCACCTTCCCATGTAACTGAGATAGGAATCTTAGACTTCTCACGGACAAACCTTGATTTTTCTACATTAATGACAAAGTTATATCCTGTAATTTCAGTTCCCTTTTTCTCTTGCTGACGGCCGATGATCCAGATATTATCTGAGGAGTAGTAAATACCTGTACCACCGGACACGACTGCTTTAGGGAATAAGCCGATTTCTTGATATGTGTGGTTGACTGCTATCAATGGAATATCTCTCATTGTTAGGTAGGGTGTTGTCATTCTAAATAGACCTTTGAGGGCTTTCGCTCTCGACATATCTGCTACTGACTTTTCATTCATAGCATCTTCAAGCTCCTTCTTCGAAGCAAGATTTCCGACAGAGTCAATCATAATAATCACTTTGTCGGTGCGTTCAATATTCTCAAGCTGGGATATCAAATCGAATTTCAGCTCTTCTACATTAGTAATGGGACTATGTAGTACGCGGGAAGTATCAATACCGAACGACTTAAAATATTGTTGCGGGCTACCAAACTCTGAATCATAGAATAACAAAACAGCATCTTCATACTTATCTAAGTATGCTGCAGCCATGAGTAGTCCAAAACTAGTTTTGAAATGCTTACTTGGTCCTGCCAGTACTGTTAGTCCAGATGTCAGACCTCCGCTTGGATCGCCTGATAACGCAACGTTAATCATAGGAACAGGTGTAGTCACCATATCCTTATTACTAAACAATTTACTTTTGTCTAGTTGTGAAGACTCTTTGATACGAGAGTTCTTCGCGAGCTTATCCATTATGCCCATATTTTTTCTCCTCTAATAATTAATTGATATGTATATTATATCACAGTTATATTGGAAGTACATACTGCTCACCAAAATCTTTTCGCCTATATACTTCAGGTGATATATGTACTGAACTAGTGCCTTCCATTTTTGTTTTAGCAAATACTTCAGGATCCATGGTTAACCACTCTTGTGGATACATAACTTTATTCATGCTTACCATATCCATGGTCTCAATAATTCTTTCAAGCATTTGTGTTCTTTCAAAGCGTGTACCCCAAAATGGTTGGTTCTTATAATAACCAGTCTTTGGTAATCTTCTGTCTTCAAACTCTATAGGCCATGGTACAGAATATTCTACTGGAAATGGTAAGCTATCACCAAATCTTTTTAAGTCAATCCACATATCTCTTGGATCAATACCTAATCTGCAAAGGTGATGTCTTACATCTATATTGCCAAAGCTTAATGTGATACCTTGTAGGTTGTTACATTTCCATATATGATCTCTCACATATTGAAAGTTAGAACGTAGTTGTCCATTGAGTGTAAGACCGTTTGTCTTAATGACCATACTTCCTGGTGCAGCGAATGCTGCCGTATGAGAATCACCAATTGTCAACCAAGTAGTGTCAAGATCTGTAGACAATAATGTTTTTGCACTATCACATTTAGCTTGAACACGTTTACACCATTCTTTATCTTTAACATCTTTTCTCTTAGCTAACATATTACCATACTCTGGCATATCCATGTCAAGTGAATAAACTTCGTTTGCTGCTAAGAAATTATCTATACGTTGTTTAAGTTCTTCGTTAAACCCACCAAATAGATTCAGACCACCACCAAAGTTTACACCATGATCTAAGTATAATACCTCGGTTGGATGAGCATCATGGTTAATACCTACATTTAAGTTCTCTGCCCATGTTCTTGCCCAACCATATCCATGGCTGTTTTTCTTACGTGGTATTTTATTAAATGTTCCTGTAATCATAAGTCTTTATCCCATTTTCTATAGCTATCAGTTGTTTCATATAGTGTCTCATCTTGTAATACTGGCTCTTTACCTACATTCCAAAATAATATATCTTTATCAGTATTCTTTGGAATATATTTCCATACTTTTCCATCGTAGGTATCTATGTTTGGAAA